TGTCATCGCCTGCGTCTGCGCCGCCGCCCATGATGTCTTCAAATTCAGCCATCAACTGGTCTAGCTTGTCTTCGATGCGGATTACAGCATCTTCAACTTCATCGCCGCCTTCTAGGTCTTCGCCGTCTTCGTCGCTTCCGAATTCTACTTCTTCATCACCAAAGTCGATGTCTTCTTCTTCATCTTCGGTCATGCCTTCTTCTTCTGCGTTAATTTCGTCAAGTAGATCACCTACTTGTCCGCCCATGCCGCCGTCTTCACCTTCTTCAAGTGAATCGTCGTCCATGTCCATGTCATCTTCAGCCAAGATTGACTCAAAGATTTCGCGGGATTTTTCAACACAAATTTCGTGGAATAGCTCGTTAGCTCTTTCGTTGTCCTCATTGATTACGAGGTCAATTAACTTTTCAAATTTCTTAATGTCCATTAGATTTTCTCCTGAATAGAAATGGCTTTGTAGAATTACTTATGCCGTAGTCAGGAAAAGTACTCAATAAGTACTACTTTTTTGAGTTTTTTATATTACTATAGTAATTAAGCGGCAGCGCCGGCTTCTGCTTCTGGTTTAGCCCCGTATTGATTACGGACCTTGCCCAAATAAATCTGCTTCTCATAGTTACGCACATCAATCATTCTACGTAATTTTCTAATCTGAGCGAGAGTCAATTTAGTTTTGCGGGATGTTCTCCACACCGGCTTGCTGTTGTCATCATTGACATCTTGTAGACCATTAATTGGTGCATCGAACATTTCAAACAGTTGCATTGGTCACATCCTTTCTTTTATTTATCGCTGAATGATAAATAAAGTTGCGGGTCACGATGCTACCAACATCTACTCGCTCTAATGCTACGAAAGAGCACCAGCAATGACTATTTATTATCTATGTGTTAAAGTACACAAAACTACTGAACTCCATTACCTGTGTCAAACTTCAAAAAAGAACCCACTCAAATATACCGGGTCCGGGTTGTATTGGCGGCGCCATCTTAAGAAATACGGTGCAGACATAACAACTATTGTCATAAAGGAATGCGAGTCTAAAGAAGAACTTGGCAAATGGGGAATGTATTATAGTAGGCTATGGAATGTAGTCGAAAGTCCGCGCTGGGCAAATATGATTGAAGAATCCGGTACAGGTGGCAGAACCTTAATAGGAGACAAACATCCTATGAAAGATGTTAGAAATAAAGAAAAGATTAGTGGAGATAACCACTACACTAAGAAGCCCGGATATGATTCAGCTAATCATCACAACAAAGGACACACTAGGATGTGCGGGGAAAATAACTCTAGGTATATTCCTACAGTGCATACTTTTCAAAACACAAAAACTAATGAAGTAATTCGGCTGACTCAATACGAGTTTACAGTAACCTTTTCATTGGAACGAGGTAACGTAAGCAAACTCATTAATGGGAAATACAAAACTTTGGGCGGCTGGCGACTAAATTAACTCTGTGATTTGTAGTCTATCCAAAATCCAATGGCTACAATAATATTCATCCCAAGTGATGCTAATATTATATGCAAGTCTTGGTAGATATTCATATTCATGCTTAAGTGAACATGACCCACCACCCAAAACGGAATAGCTAAATTCTGAGAAATCCAAATTAAAAGAAACTTTATAAAGTCTTTCATTTAATTTAGATTTGCATACCGCCGCCTACAGGCCCTGCTGCTCCGCCTGGCACAGCTTCTCCGCCTGCACTATCAACTGGCCCTGCAACATCCGGACCTTCAGCAGGTGTTTCTTCAGATGATTCAATTTCATCCGCAGTGTCAATATCAGATTGGAAATCACCAGAGCTAATGCCGATATTACGTAAGTCTGAACCAGATGGGTCCATCGGCACTTCTTCTTTGTTTTCTTCTTCCCAAAGCATTTCGTTGCGCTTGATTTCTTCTTCGGTCAATCCTAAGAATCTTTCGAGTGCAAAACGTTTTGAGATATAAGGGAGGGTCTCCATAGCAGTGAAGGTACTTACTCTAGCATTGTCTAGTTCACTTTGACGGTATGCAGCAAAGTTTTGAGGAGGATTAAACATGATACTAAACATTTGAGTATCAATATTAAAACCTCTCCAGCGCAAGAACAACTTGAATTCTTCATCAAGTTTCATAGCCATGTAGTTCTGTAAACGTTCGCAGTACTGATTGAATCTGAATTCTTGAATCATTGCAGTACCGACACGACCGTCGCTTAATGGAGTGGTATTGTCATCTGGTCCAGTTGGAAGATATGATGACGGTACACGAAGACCACGAGCAAGACGATTGTTGAAATATTTCAAGTCATCGATTTCGCCTAAGTTCTGTCCTCCTGGAAGAACTTCAACACTTGAACCACGACCTTCTGCTGTAACTGGGAAGAAATAGTCTTCGTTCATTGATAGCGGGTTATATGTAGCATCAACTACGCTTGAGCCGCCATATAGTGAAGGGATTCTGCGCTGGTGAATTTCATTCTTAACACGCTCAACGAATGCCATAGCCATGTGACTTGGCATGTTACCAACGTCAATCTTGAACATTCTACGTTCAGGAGCACGTTGTACACGATAGATTAGAACAGCATCTTCTAGTAGTTCTTTCTGCTTGTAAACTTTAAAGATGTTTTCAAGAATTGACTGACCGAAAGGCCAGAATCTGTCAAGCCCTTCAGTTAGCGACAAATGAACAATATGCTTTGCATCTACCGCAGCTTCACTCTGTCCTAAAGTAAAGCGTGAGCCAGTAGTATTATATGGCATCGCAGGCACTGTATATGGAGTGTTGGTGCCGCCGCCACTGCCCCCTAATCCAGTTGCTGGATTAGCTGCAAAGTCAGTATTCGTTTTTTGTGCAACGCTCAAATTCTGTAGGTTGATATTGATGTCTTTAATGACATACTGTTCAGGCTTTTTGCCTTCACTTTCGTTAACAATTACCTTAATAACCTTAACCATGTCAATCCAGTAAAGCTTAAAGTTTTCTGGGTCACGGACGAATGCTTGATCTCCGTACTTAACTACGTTGCGGAAAATCTTAAACATACGAACATCAAACTCGTTTAGTTTACACCACTGCTGTAATTGCTTTGTCAACAGTTCTACTTCATGTGGAGTAGGATCATCTTTGAATTCAAAGCTGAATGGAGTCTTGTTATGTTCATTACGCTGTGTAGAGAATTCCGCAATGATGTCTAAACAAGCGTTGATTTCAGCATCAACGTCCATCATTTCATATTGGTTGTAACGTTCGATTCTGTTAGGATGTCCGGTATAGACTTCTGGAAGTCTTGACATGTAATTCTTGTAGCCAAAGTCAGTGTTACTATAACCACCTGACATTGATCCATCTTGACCGTTCCAAGCACCAGCATTGCTGTTCATGCCGGAGATAGGGCTTGACATCCCGCTCTTATTCAAAAACTTCTTTTTATATGACATTTGGTAATTCTCTCAGTGTAGTATTTAGTGTTATGCCATAGAATGTTTTAATATCTTGTGGTTGGTATCTTGACTATCTTCTAGTACACCAATCACATTATCAAACTTTTTAGCCAAATCTAATATCATTTCTGGACTTAGGAAAGTAGTTTCATCTCTAGCCGGACGATCTCCGTCTTTAGTTGCAGATTTACGTAATGCAGAAAAAGTCATGTTAGAGACTTCACTTGATGATTGAGCTAATTTAGTAAGTATTGAATTTGGTGTAGACGGAATTACCATTTCAGTTCCGTGCATTTCGATTGGGTACCCGGATTTAGGTCCGGTGAAAACGCCGCCCGATCTTGCTTTAGCAATTGTCCCCGCTTTGAACCCTTCCCATTTTTCTTGTTTTATAGCTGCCGCTCTAAGTTGCGAATCACTTAATTTACTAAGGGGGAAATTAACAGGGACGCCGGCGGCTTGAGCCATATCTTTAGCATAGTTTGCAGTATGTGGTGCAACCGGGCGCGCCTTGCCAGTTACCCATTGGCTTACCCCTTCAGCCATCGTTAAGGGTTGGTACATTGGCCTTCTCCACAGTCCCATTTTTAATTTGAGACCGTGTTCATAAGTTGGCATGATAGCAATACCGGTAGTACGTTGTTGCTTGTCACCGTCTGGTTTTATCCAGCGACCTACTGCACCGTAACTCTTAGCCAGACCACCATAAGAAACGTTTCCAGGATTGTTGGTTCGCCAAGACACCGTTCCGCCTTTTCTAATTTCATTTCCGATTTTTACTTCTGAACCTTGCTGTGTACCTGCATCGCCGGTGAAGAAATTTCCTACTGCTGCCGCAGCACCGGCAATAGCTGTACCAGCGGCCCCTACTATATTGGCGCCTGCACTGATTGCGGTATCTAATAGACCGGGTCCGGTTGATGACAGAATTGCTATACCTTTTGCAAAGTTAAAAAATGCAGTTGAGTTTTTCAGAGCATTTTCACCGAACTTCATTTCAGTGAAACGCTTAAAGCTTTCCATTGGTCCCTCACGCTGGAATAACTTATACAGGGCAGCGCCGGCTATAGTACTGACTGCATCTAGTAATCCTGGACCTCCTTTATAAGAGGACATTGCTTCTGAAAATAGTACGAATGATTTAGCATTAATTTCCGTTTTCTTTTTGTTAATATCCAAATGAGAAAAATATACAGCTTGCTCTAATGGCGGCTTAACATCGAAAAACTTTGCTGTAGCGTCGGCTAAAACAGATCCAATTGCACCGACATCACTGCCTAATCCTTCATATGATGCCATAGCTTCAGCAAAATATTTAAATGCAAGTGCATTATTCTTTGTTTGTTTTGCGTCAATTGATAACTCAGAGAATTCTACTAACTGTTCTAGAGGTGTTTGTGATCCAAACAATGATCCGAATGATTCGGATACCCCCTTAATTGCGTTACCGATTCCACTAAGTGCGCCTAAACCTGATATTGCAGCCATTGCTTTAGCAAATGATATTAGCGCCTCACTATTATCCTCAACTCGTTTAGGGTCAATGTCAAGAATTGACATAGTGAACAGCATATGTGAAATGTCTTCGAACGGATCTTTTCCGCCAGTAAGTAGTTTTGCTAAGCTTCCAATTGCAGAGGCTACTGTTCCTGCGCCCATTGCCAGTATACCAACGCCAAGCCCTGCCATACCTAAGCCTACACCAAGTAGATTCATGGGATCGACTTCTTTGAATGATTTGAGTCCATCAGCGAATGAAGGCAGAGCTTTACTAAAAATCCAAACTGCGCCGGCTATACCTGCACCGAACTCAGTAATAGCTACTGCTAATGCGCCTGCTCCCTTTATTACTCCGGGTGCTGCTGCCCCTGCATCAGATAGTGATTTTGCAATGCCTTTAATTGCACCGCCTATACCCTTCTTTGCAGGTTCAACTGTTGCGCCTTTATCTCCGGCTAGTTTCCACATCCTAGCGTCTCTAGCTGCGCCCCTTAATGGTTTACCGTTTTTATCTAGAAGCTGGTCTTCTTGGATGCGTACTGGCGCTGCACTTGGAGTAGCTGATGGTGCAGCGCCCGGAGTAGCTGCGGCGCCGGGAATAGCTGCTGCATCACCTTTCTTAAAGAATGAAAGCAGACCTGACAAACCTTTAGCTGCCACTACTGTTGCTAATCCAGCAGCCGCCAGTGCAGCAAGTCCACCAAACGCTTTAAGCATTCCCATATTACCTAAGAACGGATTCATCGATGCAGCAAGTTCATCTACTACTAACTTAGCCTTACGCTCTGCTTCAACTAAGTCATTGCGCATTTCCTGAGCAGGGTCTGTCGCAGCTACCCCTGTTCCTGCTTGGTTGGCCTTAACCGCTGCTGCGGCGCGACCCGCCTCAGTTCGCAAATCATATTTCATTTGCTGGTTTAGCTTAGCAATAGTTTCTTGGTCGTATCCGTATGCTTTTTGTAAATCTTCTGACATCCCGACCGTGCGTTGGTCAAGGTTGTCTAAGGTCTTTTGCATTCCAATTTTAATGTCTTGAGCTAATGAACCTTTTTGTAGCGTATTATTTTTTGCTGCGGCAATTGATTTATCTAAATCAACACCGTACATCTTGAATTTGGCACTTTGAGCAGAGGTGACGCCAGTCAAGAATTGCTGTTGGGCGGCAGCTTTCATTTCTGCGCTTAGTGCGGATTGTTGCAATTCATTATTAAACTGTTCGAACCCTGCTTTCTCACGGTCAATTCGGTCAAGGTCTGCTTGTGCTGCCCGTTTTTCACTGTCAGTTTTGGCTTCTCTTAGTCTCGTATTTGCAGCTTTGCGTTCTTCCTCCCACTTGTTCTGTTGGAGTGCAACTTCCATAGAAGCCATAAGAGTTTCACGTTCTTTGGCTACTGTTGCTGTATCTTTACCTGTTATCTCAGCTAATTCGTATAGGTTTCTAGTATAGTTTAATGCTGCTTTTTGTAAGCCACTCTGTGTTTTTAAATTGCCGGAGAATGCAGCACCGGATTTATTCATCATACTGATGTAGTCAGCTAGAGCTTGGTTTCTTTCTTGGTCTCCCATACCGAGACGCTTGAATTCTCTACGTGTACCTTCGCTAACAGCCGCAAGTTGACCAAACTTTTTGATACCCTCAGACTGAGAACCCCCTAATCCAGCAAAGCCCCCTTGTACAGACTTCATTGGATTTATGAGCTTCTCTAATTCGGCTGATGCTAATCCTGCGCCGGCTCCCATTTTTCGAATTTCTTCGACGGTAAACGTTCCGGCTGCGCCTAATCTAGAAATCTCATCAGTTGCACTGAATAATGCATCTGCTTGTTTAGATTGATAGTCTAGGACGATTGAGCCAACTTTTAATGCTCCTCCAAAGAGGGTTCCTAAAACTCCAAAACTCTTGCCTAATTCAAACGCTGAATCGCCCATCTTAGTGATGGCGTCGCCGTATTTCCCGAATCCTTCTTCAGCACTTAATAGTTTGTCTTTAAAACTTCTAAGAGCTTGTCCGGAAGAATGTGCTGCTGCTGCAAAGTGTTTTGCAGCGTCATTCATATTTTGACTTGACTTTTTCTGTATTTCGTCTAGTTTAGTTACAGAACCACCAAGTTTATTAATTGACTGCGTATTATTATTTTGAGAGGTAGTGCTTTTTGAAGTTGCATCCGCTGCATTTTTCATTGCAGGAGCTACCGATGTCATGGAACTTGCCAAACCAGACATAGCGGTAGCTTGCTGCGATAGCATTTCATTTAGCTGCCTTATCTGTTCGTTAAGTTCTTTTACTACATCTGGATCCATTGTAACGCTCTCGTTTTATTTAGTAAGTTTAGGCTCTAGCAACCTTAAGTCTCTTGTCGGTAGTACTATTAGTATTTTCTAAGATATCAAGCATTTTCGAAACCTTACCAGTTATCATACTATACAATTCTAAGTTCATTGCACCCTGTTCTGAAGGTGTAGTGGCAGCGGGTTTAGCTTTAGATGCATTAGCTGTTTTTGCAGTAGCTTTCATTTCTTCTTCGGTTGTTTTAGCTAATTTCATAAGAATTGAATTAGTGTTTAGCGGAGCTTTGATTTCACTCCCTGGCATTTTAACATCAGCTAACCCTGATTGTGTAGAGGCAAGCTGGTTTAGACTGTCAACGTTTATCCCTAACATTTGTATCTTAGCTGCCATTTCCGGATTAATTTTACCGGTTCCGCCAAGCAATGCACTTAAATCACTCGATTCAGAACGGGAAAGTTTACTGAGTTCCGGATGAGCAGACATAAAAACATCATACTCTTTTTTACCTACTACTCGTCCGTTAATTGTGTACTTTTCAGTTCCAGAGCTTTCACTACCTGTACTGATTTGATTACTCTCATCACTCTCAAGTGCGGGTGACGAAGATGCACTGCTTGCAGGTTGTGCAGCCGAGGGCTGCACAGCTGGTGCTTTAGCAGGTGCTGGAGTAGACTGTGCTGATCCGGCGCTCGGTGCTGCTGCCGAAGCTGCTGCCGGGGCTGCTGCTGGTGCGGATGTCGAAGATGCTGGGCTAGCGGGCGCTGCGGCTGCAGCGGGCGCTGCGGCTGCGGCTTCGGCGGCTTTATTTGTTTGGCGTGCTAAACCTACGCCTTGTGCGTATTTCAAAAATGCATTTGCATTTGCGGCTGCATTTGGTCCAAAGTCTTTATTAGCAAATTTACCAAAGGCTTCGATAGGACCATCTAAACCAAATAAGCTGCCAAATGCTGCGCCTGCTAAGGTACTTATAGTATCAATTAGTCCAGGACCGCCCTTGTATGAAGCCATTGCATTTGAAAATGCAACGAATGCTTTAGAGTTTATATCTGCCTTTTTAGGATTAATGTTTAAATGAGAAAAATATACAAATTTTTCTAAGGGAGGCTTGACTCCAAAGAACTTGGCCGTTGAGTCTGCCAAAGCAGTACTAATTGCGCCCAATCCACTGCCTAACCCTTCGTAAGAAGACAACGCTTCTGAAAACAGTTTGAATGCAGTGGCGTTGTTTTTAGTTTTCTTTGCATCAATGTCTAAGTGAGAAAAGTCAACAACGTCTTGATAAGGAGGGTCGCCGCCAAAGAATGCAGTAATGCCTTCAGTCATGCCCTGCACCATAGAGCCTATGCCGGACACTGCACCCAAAGCAGATACTTTAGCCATTGCTTTAGAAAATACCAAACTCTGCATTTTTAGAATTTGTGATGTAACTGTATCCAGTGGATCTTTTTCTTCTGTAAAGAAGTTAACTAGATTGCCGATTGAGCCTAATACTTTACTGCCACCCATTGCTAGCAGACCAGCACCAAGACCTGCCATACCTAACCCTACTGGCTTTAGATTTTCACCATCAACTTCATTGAATGTTGTTAGTCCTTCAGCAAGAGTCGGCAATGACTTGCCTAATATCCAAGTTGCTCCGGCAACACCTCCCCCAATTGCAACTATAGAAGCTGCTAATGCGGCACCGCCTTTGATTACGTTGCCGGATTGTTTACCTGCGGCTGAAAATCCATCAGTAATTCCACGCAAGAACACTTCAATCGAAGAACCACCGGCAACCTTTTGCAAGTCTTGCGCTGCTTTATCATTTCCGGTATCCGCTAATGCAGAACCACTATCTGCTACATCAGATGTTTTGCCCTTGCCGAACAATCCTCCGACTTTTTGAATGAGTGACTTTCCACCTGACCAAACTGCGGATCCGGCTGCTCCGGCGGCAATTACTGCTAGTACTGCGCCGGCTGCCAATGCTGCTCCAGCTAATAATTTTAACCCACCCATGTTGCCTAACAAAGGATTAAATTGAGCAGCCAAGTCATCGATTTTTAATCTTAGCGAACGTTCAGCTTCAGTGAGATCATTTCTGGCCTCTTGTGCCGGATCTAATGCAGCGGCACCTGTTCCTGCTTGATTGGCTCCTACATTAGCATTTGCTACTGCTGCTTGGTTGCGGTAATCGGTTTCCGACATTTGTGTCGTTCTTCCGATCATTTCTATATTGTTTCCGCCGACGGCTGCTGCTGCTTCGGGAGCTAGTGCCAGTGCGGGACCAAAGGTGTTGAGCGTGTCTTGGAATCCAGTTTTCAATGACTGTGCGAGTTCACCAGCTTGTAAAGTATTATCTTTAGATTTCTGGATCATGCCTTCCATATCGACACCCCAAATTGCAAACTGAGAACTTGTTCTGTTGATAGTTCCAGTTAGATACTGATTTTGGGCAGCTACGATTTGTTCTTGGTTTAGACCAGCTTGTTTTAGTTCATTATTAAATTGTTCGAAGCCAGCTTCTTCTTTAGCTATGCGCTCAATGTCGGCGCTAGCGGCGGCACGTTCTTCTTCGGTTGTTGCGTTTTGTAGTCTCTTTTGCGCATTGATTCTTTCGGATTCCCATTTGTTTTTTTGGAGCGCAACCTCCATAGTAGCCATTTGAGTTTCACGTTCTTTTTTAGCAGTTTCGACATCCTTGCCGGTCATTTCTGCTAACTCATATAGATTTCTCGTATATGCTAAAGCAGCTTTTTGCAATCCACCTTGTGTTGCTAAATTGCCTGATACTGCTGTACCAGACTTGTTCATCATCGTTACGAAATCAGCAAGTGCCTGATTTCTTTCTTGGTCTCCCATACCAAGACGTTTGAATTCTCTACGGACATCTTCACTGACCGCAGTCATTTCACCGAATTTTTTAATTCCCTCTGAGGTTGTTCCGCCTAGTGCAACAAAACCACCTTCCACTGATTGCATTGGCTTAGTTAGTTTTTCGAGTTCTAGTGAGGAGAGACCTGCACCTCTACCCATCTGCCTAACTTGCTCAACTGAAAATGTACCTGCGGCTCCCATTCGGGAAATTGCATCAGTAGCATTAAGCAGACCGTCGGCTTGTTGAGTTTGGTACTGTAATACTTCTGAGCCTACTTTAAATAGACCACCGATGATGAATCCAAAAATACCAAAGCTTTTACCAACACTAAATGCTGCATCGCCTAACCCACCAATAGTAGAATTGTACTTTGCAAAGCCTTCTTGGGCGCCCAATACTGATAGTACAAAACTACCTAATGCATTAGTGCTTGAACTATATGCGGCGGAAAAATTAGCAGATACGTTCTGCATAACCTCGCCGTACTTCTCGTTTGACCGTTGAAGTGCCGTGGTAGCAGTTGCATTTTGGTTAGAACTTTGCTCATTTTCTTTTTGAGCTTTAGTTAATTGATTGGTAGAGTTGCCTGCATTTTTTACAGCTAGATTAGAATCATTTATTGCTCTAGCCATTCCAGTCAAAGCGGCAGTTTGCTGAGACATCATCTCATTCAAATTTCGAAGTTGTTCTTCTAATTCTCTAGTTACTTCTGGATCCATTTACCTACCAATACTTAATAGTATTTAACGTTAGTAAAGTTGCTCTTTGAGCATCTTTTTATCAATATCAGTAGTACTATCAACCATCCAATATATCTGATCTAGTTGTGATATCAACTGACTGTATAGTTCAAAATTTCTGGTATCGTTCTGTCTACCCATTAGGATATCTTCTAGTTCTTGTTCATCTAGATTGTCCGAATCTAGTTGAGATAGTTTCATAAGAACAGAATCAGGATTCATTGGGACGATGATTTCTGAACCATGTAATTCTACTGGGTAACCTGAACCAGGTCCAGTGAATACTCCACCTTCTTTAGCTTGTAGTTGAACGTGGGGAGCATCTTTTTTCTTATAGGGGCGATGTAATCCGTATTTTAATAGATAAGGATCAAATGCTGACCTATCAGTACTCATATCTATAGCTTCACCCCGTAAGTGTCTGCTTCCTTTACCTGAACCTTCTACAGTATATTGCTTGCCTTTATAAGTAATCGTAGTGGTATCTTTTGGTCTGGCAGGAGTATAAATGCCTTTTTCTTTTAGAATTGTACCTCTTACCCAAATTTGAGCCTGATAAGAATCTGGTCTATAAGCACTGCCAATAGTTATTGGTTTACCAAAATCTTTAGCTGCTAGGAAGAACCTGCCTAGCATATTTTTATCTATAATATTGAAAAAAGCCGCAGGTCCTAAAGTTACATTTTTTGGTTTTAAACTTAGAATAGCAGAATCTACCAGGTCTCCTAAAAATCCGGTTGCTGCATTCACTGCATCCTTGCCTGCATCAACTACATTACTGGCTGCATCAGCTATATCATCAATTACAGGAGCAACGGGTGACTCTCCAATAAAGGCTTCTGTACCAACATCAGATGCATACTGTTCTAACAGTCCAGTATCAAATTCACCAGTTTTTTTATCTTTTACAAAGTCCTTATTAGCAAATTCTTCAAATTTATAAACTGGACCGCCTTTGTTAAAATAAGAGGTGCCACCGGTAAGTAAGCTACTGATAGAGTCTAAGAACCCAGGTCCTGGTCGGTAACTAGCCATTGCATTAACAAAGTTGGTAAATGCGGTTGCATCATTCTCTACTTTCTTTTCATCAATTGTTCGATTAGAAAATTCAACAAATTGTTCTAGTGGCGGTTTAGCATTAAAATATTTGAATAACGCTTCACCCAAAGAACTACTGATAGAGTCTAGTCCACTGCCCATACCCTTATAAGATGACATTGCTTCGGAGAATAGTTTAAATGATTCTGCATTGTTCTTAGTTCTTTTTACGTTCATACCTAAGTGCGAGAAGTAGACTGCTTGGCTTAGTGGAGGTTTTACACCAAAGAACGAAGAAACACCTTTAACTATATTACTAGCTGCATTAACGTCAGCCAGTTTTATGCTAGCAACTTTACCTAAGAACATAGCTGTAGAAAATTCTATTAATGCGTCGAGATTGTTTTCGAATTGATCCTTATTGATTTCTATTTCTTGTAACTTTAAGACCCGCTTATTGATATCGTCAATTGCATCTTCTCCGCCCTTTATTCCATTAAAGAAATCTAATGAGGCTAGTAAGCTTGATCCTGACCCAATAGCAAATGCAAGTCCTAATTTAGCGATTGCTTGACCCATAAGTTGTATCTTAGGTCCATCTAGATTTTCAAATCTAGACATACCTTTAGCGATATATGGTATTGTGACTTTACCTATTGTTACATTAGCTGCTGCGACGGCGGCGCCCACTGCAATTATTGCGGCTGCTAGTTTTACTGAACCCACTGTCATTGGGACTGCTACTGCTCCAAAACCTGCTAACCCTTCAGTAATGAAAAATAAGAATCTAGCAGCCAAACTTGATTTTGGCTCAGATGCTAATTGTATTCCTTTGGTTGCAGTATCTTCTGCATTGACTGCTTTAGTAGCGAATGAAGCGTCATCAGCTTTTTCGATTGGATTGGCTGCTGCCAATCCTATTTCAGTTCTTGATGCTCCTTTGACTCCGGAGCTGGGGCTAGTACCTATCTTCTTTACTAGACCTACGCCAGCAGAGCCTAATTTAAATGCTGCAATTGCTAAGAATATTGCAGTTGCGGCAGCGGCTGCAATACCTAATCCTTTAAGTAGACCAGTATTGCCTAACAGTGGGTTTAAGTCTGCAATAAATGAGTCTGCCGTTATACGCAAAGCACGTTCAGCTTCAGTGAGATCGTTCCTAGCTTCTTGTGCCGGATCTTCGGCTACTTTACCTACACCATATTGATTACCAGTAATTTTACCAACTGCATCTTGTAGTTGTTTCTTATAATCGGTTTCCGACTGCTGGGTTGTGCGACGAATCATATCGACACCCAATCCCATATTCTTAGCTGTTTGTTGGTCTAGTGCAATAGTAGTTTGCCCTAGATTGTTAACTGTGCTTTGAAACCCAGTTTTTATTTCTTGTGCAGCTTCGCCGGAATCCAATTCACCTGATTTTGCTTTAGTGATGAGTGAATCAAGGTCAACTCCCCACTGAGCAAACTGTGCGCTAGTACCGTCTATGTATCCAGTAAAATATTGTCTTTGTGCGGCTGCGACTTGTTCAGGTCCTAGCCCAGCTTGCATTAACGCATTATTGAATGCGGTGTAACCAGCTTTATCTTTTTTGATTTTTTCTAATTTAGCACTTGCTGCTGCTCGTTCTTCTGCGGTATCAGCATTGTCAAATGCTTTTTGAGCAGCAATTCTGTCCTGTTCCATCTTGTTTTGATAGAGAGCCGTCTCCAAAGTGGACATTTGCGCTTCATATTTTTTCTTAGCTTCTTCAACAGACATCCCGGAAACATCTGCTAATACATACATCTGTCTCGTGTATTGCAGCGCCGCTTGTTGTACTGCCCCGGCGGAACTTAACTCACCGGAAAATGCTGTACCGGACTTGTTCATTAGTGAAACGAAATCAGCCATTGTCTGATTACGTTCTTTGTCTCCCATACCAAGTCGTTTAAATTCTCTGCGAACATCCTCACTAACAGCGACCATCTCACCGAATTTTTTAATTCCCTCAGATGTAGTCCCGCCTAAAGCAACAAATCCACCACTGACAGACTTCATTGGCCCAGTTAACTTTTCCAGTTCCATTGAGGTCAGACCAGCGCCATGCCCCATATCCAATATCTGTTTTGCAGTGAAAGTGCCGGCTGCCCCCATTCGGGCGACTTCATCCGTCGCTTTTAGTATGTTATCGGCTTGTTGGGTTTGATACTCTAGAAGTACAGTAAAGCCTTTAACAAGATATCCAGCAGCAGTTCCTAAGATTCCAAAGTTTTTACCCAGCTCAACTGATATGTCACCGACTTTGCTAATAGTGCTATTGTATTTTGCAAAGCCTTCTTGTGTGCTTATAGCAGTTTTGTATAAACCTATTAGAGCATTCTTACCTACATCTGCCGCTCTAATAAAGCTATCTCTAGCTTCATTTACTACTTCATTGTATTTCTTATTTGATCTCTGAAGGGCAGTAGAGCCGGCGTTGTTCTGTTTGATAGCATCAACGTTATTTTTCTGCGAGTTATTATAATCTGTTACAGAGGAGTTAGCATTAACAACCACGGTGGTGATTTGATTCATAGAAGCTGTCATGCCGGACATGGCAGATGCATGTTGAGATAGTAGCTCAACTAGAACACGAAATTCTTCTTCTAGTTCCTGAGTAAATTCTGAGTTCATCAAACGTTCCGGTAAAATTAAATAGCTACTTTTTTGCCCACTAAATATCTTATGTATTTAGTGTAATTACAATACACATTTTTTATGAGGAACCCACACATGGACAACAATCCGCTAAGACAATATTTCAGAAGACCATCAGTTTATATGAAGTTACCTTCAGGTGGCTTAGGCTATCCTGAAGGAGCAATCGAGGTAACAGAAACTGGCGAACTTCCTGTCTACCCAATGACTGCAATCGATGAAATTACCGCAAGAACACCTGACGCATTATTCAATGGAACTGCGGTAGTAGAATTGATTAGAAGCTGCATCCCGAACATCAAAGATCCTTGGGCAGTATCTAACGTTGACTTAGATGCAATTTTAGTTGCTATCAAAGCAGCATCAAGTCCTAACGGTGAAATGGATATCGAATCAGCATGTCCGAAATGTGGAGAAGTCTCAGGATACAAAATTAATCTAGCAGGATTACTTACTGGTCTTTCTAGCCCAGACTTCAAGACTCCACTTGACTTAGGTGACCTTTCGATTTCATTTAGACCTCTTTCTTTTAGAGAAGTAAATGAAGCATCAGTTCAACAATTTGAACTACAGCGCATCTTCAATCAACTTGAAAGTGCTGAAGATGATGAGAAGAAGGCTAAGATTATGCAAGAAGGTTTGCAAAAGATTACTAGCCTAACAATGGAACTACTAAGCAAGTCTATTGTTGAAATCAACACTCCCTCAGTACCCGTAACAGAAACCGCATACATTCTAGATTTCCTACAGCACTGTGATAGAAATCTTTATATTCAAATCAGAGAATATAGCGCAAATATTAGAAAAGATAGCGAGTTAAAGCCCATGCAGATTACTTGTGTAGCTTGCGGAAACAAGTACGACCAAACAATCACATTAAATCCTACTGATTTTTTCGACTGAGGCTTCTAAACTCGGGTCCCGAGGAGATTAGAAAGCTGCTGGAAGGTTACGAAGAAGACATTTCGGGAATACGAAAGGCTGCGTTATCCCTTGCATGGCATATGCGAGGGGGCGCTTCCTACGAAGATATTCTGAATATGTCCTCAGAGGAACGAGACCACATAGGAAAGCTAGTAGAAGACCATATAGAAATCACAAAGAAATCCCAACTGCCGTATTTCTAAGAGCGGTTATAGAGAGAAAGATAATTTCTCTCTATTTCCATATTCACTCTGGGAGTTGTTCTTCGAACAACTTATACCTTACTCACTTCGTTCGTTTCGGTATAGCGTTTTTAACAGTAATCAATTTATCTTATAAGGAATATACATTGCCGGTTTAGAAGCCATGGTAGTGCCCCTGAGAGGCACTACCTAGACTTGGTCCTTGCCATGGCCCGTCATCCTGTGCTGTCTGTTCCCCGACTAACTAGCTCGTATCGCTGTTAATCGCTACCGGTTGCCCTGTAAAGTTTTATGGGACTGTAGTGAGCATATTTCATCTCTGCAACGCATGTTCTGTGATTATCAAGACAGAGTATATCACAGACTCATTTAGGGTTCGCCTACCTAACGAGAGCCCTATCGGTATTCCATGACCTCACGGTCACGCATACTCCAGATCCGGACGCATTCATCAGTGGTGCGGCCTCAAGGAGGTTCTTACGAACATAACAATGTAGGGTTCTGTGTTTTTAAATTAGGTATTAAGTGTGATTATGCTATCTGACTTGGTGTCTGTAGATGAGCTTGGTGTGGTACCTGAATATGCCTTAACTAAGTCTTTGTTGTGTTTAAAAAATAGATCAAAATCTAAGATGAGCCAATCTCCGTGTTTCTTAGATGTGTAATACATGAATTGATCGGTTACCCAAGTCAATTTAGTCTGTACTACAACGAATTTTCCTTTACGGTTAAACTTCATGAATAGAATGTTTAAGTCACCCTCGTCTTCAACGTCCATCATCTGCTCAATCCAACCGTCTATAACTTTACACTCACCTGAAAATAGTTGATGAAATGGAAAGTCTGCATAACTCTTACATTCTGCATTAAACTTTGGAAAGCTTTGACCGGGAACAATATCACCCTTGAACGAGCGAATTTGTCCTTCGTGTAAAACTTGTGTGCGAGATTGATTCTTGCCACCAATGTATGCCCCTGAGCCAGGTGCACGAATGAAGCTTTCTCCGTATAGGTCGCTCATAAACTTTGCGACTTCTCTTTCGAAGCTTGATCCTTTGTTCTTACTGGGTGATGGCATACTATAACTTATCTTTCTGTGCGGTGTCTGTAATTTTTTTATTCGATATCTGTAGTCGTATTGTAACTTGTAAACCCATTTTCTTTTACAACCTTGAGAACTTGTGGAACTCGCCCTGCAAGTTCTTCTCGGTGAGACACAAGCCAAATAGATTTGTTACGTCTACGAGACATGTCTTTGAGAATAGCCATACTATTCTCAACTCCAACAGTATCCATACCCGAATCAATCAATTCATCAATGAAGATTGTATTAATAGGATAGTATAGGTTTTCCCATACGTCTCTGAATGCAAATGAGAGTCCAAGAATCAATCTGTTACGCTCACCGCGACTCAAGTTATCAAAATCTAATTCACGACCAAGTTCAGTAATTTCAACCGACAAGTCATTCTTGAATACTACAGTGTGCGGCAAACCAATCTTGTCAAGATAGTTCGTCAACCTACTATTTAGATAACTTAAGTTCTGATCGATGATCTTCTTACGAACGAATGAGTCTTTACTTGTGAGCAAGTCTTGTAGGAACTTGTAATGTTCTCCCAACTTAGTGAGTTCATTAATCTTATCAAAACTGATTTCCTGTAGAGCCTGCTTCTCCATATCAGTGATTTGCTCACTGTATGGGTCAGATTCTTCTGCCTTGGTCGCAATAGACTTCTCAAGATTAGCAACGATAGTTTTATGTTCGACTGCTTCTGCCTCAGTATCATAGATTGTCACCGGCATTGAGGGAAGCACTACTCCGTGACCAATCAACTGATCGGCATAAGGGTCTTCTTCATCATTCTTAGTTTGAATCTGCTGCTGAATACGCTCAAGTTCTGAACTATGCTTGATAGCTTCTGTTTCAGTGGCGTAGTGCGTTACTGGCTTCTCGCCCAAAACATAAATTGAATTTTTATTTTTTTCTAAATCATTTTGGGTTTGGGCAAGATCACCTTCAGAAACAATCAACAAGTCACGCTTGTTGCTAATTACTGAGGCATGACTTTCATCATGGAAGTCTTGACCACACGCATAGCATTTGTTTTCTTCAAGAGTATTGATTTCTTCCTGCAATTTAAGTACAAGTGCTTGATCCTTCTTAAGCGAAGCTTCAAGTGCTTTAATGGTCTTGTGTAAACTTTCAAGTTCAATCTTGTTAGCTTCATATATCTTTAAGTCATAATGAGCCTGTAACTCTGCGGTAATATCAATATTACTTAATGTGTCATATTGCGTTTGAAGGGCAGCGATGTCATTGTCACGCTTTTGCTTCCAAGCAATCTGGCGGGCAAGAATAGCATCATACTGTTCTTGCTTTCTCTTTAGGTCATTGTAAACAACTAAGTCTTTATGTGAACGAAGTTCAACTTCAATATCAATCTTGCTAAGTTCATCATAGTCGGCGATAAGCTTGTTAAGTGCTTCGTCATGCTGCTTCTGCCAAAGAGTTTGGCGGCGCTTTAAACTGTCAATCTGTTCTTGAACACGCTTGTTAGCATCTTCGGTCGCTTTAACTCTAAACTCTTCCTGCTGGATAGAGTCCTTATTAATGCGAATCTTTTCTTTAATCAAGTCAGCCTTTTCAGAAAGCAACGTGATACCAAGAAGCTGTTCAATAATCTTTCTTTGGTCACCTGACGGCAATGACAAGAATGGCGCAGAATAGGTGTTCAACGCAACAATGTGCTTGAACATGTCCGCAGTCATACCCAGAGTACGCTCAACTTCTCTTTGCGTATCCTTGTTCTCCCCTTGGGCACTATCTGCTGTATCGTCCTTCTGTTCTTCACCGTTAACATAGAATTTGAGAATATTTGGTCTGCGACCGCGTTCAATCTTATACTCAATACCGGCAGAACTATATTCAAGAGTAACCATCATACCCTTGCCGTTCGTTCTATTGATTAAGTTATCTTTGCGAATCTGATTGATAGGATTGCCGAACAATACATAGGTAAGACCCTGAATAAGAGTTGTCTTACCTGTACCATTTCTAGCACCGTCACCACCTAGGTCAAGGTTTTCACCAAGAATAAGCGTAAGTTCCTTGCTATCGAAGTTAACTGCTTGTGTTACTGCACCGATACTTAGAAAGTTCCTAAGGGTAATATTTTTAAGTACGATGCTCATAATAATGTTTTTCCATCCATTGTCCTATTTCAGTGATATTGGCAAATAATCTATTTTTGTATTTTTTTGGTAACTTAGCAGTATGCTTCCTGTTGTCTAGAAAACTGATCTTATGTAAATCTAATATGGGTAAAGATATTGGATTCAACAAATCTTCGTAATATATAGTTGTGTTTTCTACTAACGAACCATGCTTTTTCCAAAGAGAGTCATATTCTAAATGTTGTTTTGCAAATCCAATTACATCTTTTTCTTCAATAGTAACAGGATGATTTTTAACTAATTCATCAAACCCAGTTAATTGTTCTTCTGTGGTGTCAGGTTGTATATTGACGATAGCTCTGTCAGGCATTACCTTTGCTGAATGCAAGATTGCATTTTTGCTCAACATTTGTTGAGTTTTGTTCCTGCGAGTTACCCGAATCAATATAGGATTACAAATCTTTACCACATCTTCAATAAGATCGAAGTTATGTGTATGATTAAGTACATCAGGTGATATAATAGCATCATCAAGTGATTCTATAACAAAGTTAAACTGTTTGGCTAATACTGCCGACAGTTCAGCGGAGAACGCTGTTCCCCCGGTACGCATCTCCCTAAAAACCCAAACATGCCGGTTGCTGGCTCTACTCATCACAGGTTCCTATAAATTTCTAACAACATTTTGTTATCATAGAAATCACTTTCAATTGAAGTGATTTGGTCGATGACGATTTGGTCAACACTTTCAAACTTTAGTTCGCCAGGAGCCATATCTTGGCCGACCCCTTCAAGCTTCATTGGAATAAGTGTCATTTCTCTTAGTTCATGTTTTGGTATCATAGTCTCACGAATGAAGTTAGCTTCTTCATACGAAATATCAATATCAAGATGCACTCTAACATATGTCTTAGGAAGTAGCAAGCCCTCTGGGTTATCAAGTATATCACTGAGCTTGTAAACTCTGAATTTGGGCTGATTAGGCCAAGCATGAAACTCTGGCTCCTGATCCCATTCGAGAATCATCATACCACGAGCGTCATCACCTGCATCTGCGTAGTTGTGCGGGAAAGCATTACCGATGTACCAGATGTTGCCTCTAGCTTGTCTCTTGTGAAAGTGACCACTGAATACCTTTTCGAATCCAGTAACGTCATTGTCATTGAGTTCGCCATGATCGGGCATCTGAACCATTGCGTTCATGTAGAAGTTGGGAAGTTCAAGGTGAGCAAACAAATACTTACCCTTCATCTTCGCCAACTTCTTGTAGTCATCGCCGACAAGCCATGGTGCAATGACTACATTTCCTTCGTTAAACCAATCGTTAACGATTACCACATTAGGTAAATGATTAGCCCACTCAACACTGTGAACATCACGCCGGTCACGATAATAAAGATCGTGATTCCCGGGGATGAAGTACACCTTTTCAAAGGCATTGTTCATCTTTTCTAAAGCACGTAAGCCGTACTGTAGTGTGTGAATGTTAATACTTGCTCTATGGTGATTCCAATCACCTAAGAACAAGCAAGTTTCACAGCCTTCTTCTTTTGCCTTTAATATAAACCAATCGACAAAATCCAAACAGTCTTGATTGTGTTGCAAGCTGTTTGACTTTAAGCCAAAGTGAATATCGGTGAAGACGGCAGCCTTCTTGAATAGATTGTTCATTGTATCAATATAGCGCCTTTGTTAAAGAAAAGCAACGAAACTGGTTACCTTATTGCTTAAGCCCTTGACCTATCGGTTTGCCGCTCATTTGGCGACTAAAGCTTGGGTTTAGACCATTCATTTCTAAGATATCGTCGCGGATGTTTTGATTGCGCTTCTCAGTATTCAATACACGGCAGAAGCTATTAGTGATAGCAGCGGTGTAGTAAGCGAATGGGTTAGCACTTTTTGCTTCGTTGAATCTTAGCCCTACATAAGTTAGCTGTAAGATTGCGCTAGCCTTCATTTCATCGTTGTAGGTATATCCGCGCCAGTTAAACTTCATTGCATACTTCTCGCAAAGCATCATGTACATACGAGCTAGCTTGTTTGTGAGGTTTCCATGATCTTTATTGAAGAATCCATTCTCCATACCACCTTCCCAGTGACTCTTACCAACACAAACCCAAGAGCCGGTGTCATCAAGCTTGTAGTGTTGGAATGGTGGAAAGTTTACTTTGACATGAACCATGTCCTCAACTTCTGCTTTAAGAGCCTTGTCTTCTAAATCTGAAAAGTCATCATTATCATCATCGATGAATACGAAGATATCCTTAGCAGTCTTCTTCTTTACTGTTTTTCTAGGTTGCTTCTGTGCTACCGGAACGTGATCCCAAGTCATGACTCTGAAAATTAAATCGGTAGTCGCTATAGTCTTTGGGTCAATCTTTTCCCCAGCCTCTACTGACAATCTTGCGGCTCTAACTTCTTTAGCAGCTTTGATTTGAGCTGGCTTACCGGCGTATGTTAATGAAGTGATGATATCACTATCTGGCTTATCAATAATCAAGTCATATCGATGATACTCTGGATCTACGAAAGAGCAATATGAATTTTTACTTGTGTGAATTTCTTTTAGAATGTCTTTGTTGTTTAGATAATTTATCTTTTTTGGCTTTTTTACTGCAGGTAACATTAATATGAATTCCCTATTCTTAGATTACATTATACTCATACCGTTGCAAAAATGCAACAGTTTAGGGTAAATTTAGCGGTTTTTTGCTGCGATAAATACTATTGAGTAAGTCTATTTATCATGACTTTATAGTGAGAATAACGAATGGCAACAACGTATACCGCGACTACTAGTACCGATGGCTGGACATTAATTGCATCTAGTACAGCTGGCAAGACAACCTATACCCTTAAAGACGGTGATTCAGTCGTATATTCAGGACCTACTCCAACTACGTCTATTAAAGTAGACTCAAGCCTTACTTCACAGACCAAAGAACTTTTAGATCCGTTCGGCATTCAAAACTTTACCGGACTTTCGGTTAATGGCAAAAAGAATTTTTATGTAGGGGCAAATGGTAAAGTCAGTACTCTTATAGCTAGCCTCAGTCAAATGGTGCAAACGACTAATGCAGATATCAAGACACAGCAAACAACCGTTGCTGCTCGTCCAGACCCCATTGCGGTAACACCCGATAATTTCAATCCTACTGCATTACCCGACACTCGGCCAGCCCCAGTTGCCGTAACACCCGATAATTTCAATCCTAAGGCATTACCGGACCCTGACCCAGCACCCAATCCTATACTTAAAACTAAGCCAGACCCTATTGCTATTACTGCTGATGTAGATCCAATCTCCGGTCGTGCCGAACCTATCTCAGTTACTAGCGGCGACCCTTCACTGACTGTTACTGAGGAGCCATCAATAACCGACACCTTAGCAGTACCAGCTTCTCCGCCGCCTGATTTCTCATCAGTTGAAGCACCGACGCTTGAAGCACAAGGTGAAGCAACTGCACAAGACCAAGCAAACTTTGCTGCTAAAGAAGATTGGCGAGTTCGACTATCTCTTGCTCCTGATAGCGAATACTTGTACAACGCAAAACCAGATCCTGGTATATTAAAACCACTCTTAGAAACTGACGGTGTAATCTTCCCATATACACCTTCTATTTCTGTAAACTACGCAGCTAACTATGAGCAGACTAACATAGTTCATAGTAACTATAAGATATTTCAATATTCCGGAAGTGGAGTAGACGCAGTTTCGCTCTCTTGTAATTTTACTGCACAGGACACTTACGAGGCTAACTATCTATTGGCAGTAATTCACTTCTTCCGTTCCATGACTAAGATGTTCTACGGGCAAGATTCTAATCCTAAAAATGGTACTCCTCCTCCCCTATGCTACATGTTTGGTATGGGCGGATATCAGTTTGCAGCGCATCCCCTAGCAATTCAAGGTTTCTCATATACACTACCTGATGACGTAGACTATATCAAAACAACAAGTGCAAGTCCAGCTGGCACGCCTAAACCATCAAAATATACTGCTAGCGACAATAGATTAGCAGGATCGGGTGTAGGCAAAGGCGGCAAAGGTCCGGGCCCTAATTTTAGTACTAGCCCCGGAAACGACACAGTTACCTGGGTTCCTACTAGAATTCAGATGTCTATCACTTGTGTACCGATAATGAGCAGAAATTCAGTATCGAATAGATTCAGTCTACGTGATTATGCATCTGGTGCATTACTCAATGGCACTAGAGTTCCTGGCGGAGGTATGTGGTAATGTCAAATCAAAGTTTATACGGACCAGCTAGTCCATACTATAGCACTAATATAGTAGAAAATAAATTCTTAGATGTAATGATAGCCCGTCCCATACCACAAAATCCTAGCGATGTATATATGGTGCTACAGGAAACTTATCAGTATCGACCTGACCTATTAGCATTCGACTTATACAACGATGCTAGATTGTGGTGGGTATTTGCTGCACGAAATCCTAATAGATTAGGACCTGATCCTTACTTTGACTTTAAAGCAGGTGTCGGAATTTATGTACCTACTCAAACAGCGTTGAACACTGCATTGGGGCTATAAAATGTCGTCTATTCAAAATCTTACCCTTGCTCGAGGCATAGTATTAGACACAAATGGACAAAAAATCAAGGTAATAGTCGATGGCTACACCTATGGTCCGGCATATGATCTAGCAGCAATTCAAGAACGTATGCAGAAGGCAATTACTCAATACGACGAGCTTTACATAGCAGCAGAGCGAGCCAAGGCAAACCCTGATACTGCACTAATCGCTTCTGCCATCAAGACGCAGGAACGTCTTAAGCGGGCAATCTCATTACTAAATCCAAACGGCCCTGCTGACCAAGCTATTAAAGCAGATAATGCAGCAGAAGCAGCCGCAAGAAAGGCTAGAGGAGAAGCAGATCCGCCGCCACCCCCGCCTCCCCCAACCCCGCCACCGCCCGCACCTACTCCGCCCCCTTCGCCAACAGCAAATGCAGCAGTTGTAACATCAAATGCAGCGCCAACTACTAGTACCGGTACAGCCACTAAAGCTCCCTTAACTGGAGCAGCAAGCGATGACAGTGGTGCCAAGCAAGCTAACCCAGCTGGCTCAACTGGCGCGCCTCCTTCTACTCCACCAGGTAGTGCAACCGGCACTGCGGCACCCCCGGCTGGCTCAGGTTCTCAGGCTAGTGCAGACAGCACTTCACCTTCTTTACGGACAGAAGTATCAAAGACTCAACCACCGGGCAAAAGATTAAAGAACCCCTTGGGTTATTGCTCTAGTTACACGTATCAGCTAAGTCTTTACATGATTACTCCAGATGGGTATGATGCATTTATTCAATCCGGTAGAAAAACAGTCAATGCTCTTAATGTTGCGGCAGCAGGCGGCGGATATAAAAATTCGGGCGGCGCGTTTTTAGTAGCACAAAGCGGCGGCATTAACAATACACAAGAAAATCGTGCTCCGGGATTTTCATTTGACTATGCTATGGACAACCTATCATTTAGAACATCAACTAATGGTAAAGATAACCAGAGTAACACTAACACAACTGAAATTAAATTCAACATTACTGAACCATATGGATTTTCTTTTGTTAATAATTTAAAAAAAGCACAGGATGCACTAAAAAAATATTCCGGTGACAAGGTACTGTTGCCCGGCAATCCGTCAAAGCAATTTTTTATTTTAGGAATAAGATTTTTCGGGTATGACGAGGTTGGAAACATAATGACGGGATCAGAGGTGTTTGACGGACAGACGCTGGATCCAACTGCTTCGGGAAGTGGTGCTCTGTTTGAACGATATTATGATATTGTTATAACCTCACTAAAGTTTAAGATTGACGGTAATGCAGTAGTGTATTCAATTGAAGCAGCATCTACTCCGCCGAAGGCAACTATGACTACTAAGCGCGGCTCAGTAGACGATAAGATTGCGTTTTCGGCATCAACCGTCGGCGAAGCTTTTACTAAATTTGTAGCATCACTAAACAAACGACAACAAGATTTAGCATCTAAGACCAAAGAACCAAATTTATATAACAAATATAATATAGTATTCGTTGGCGATGCTGAATCAGTCATCGGTAAATCGAAAACAGTTTCTCCTGCCGACTTGGATAAGTATAAGTGGCCAGGATCAGGGGCAAAAACAACGTCACAATCAAATGAGTTGACAGCCACTAAAAGTAATACACCTAATAATACTGCGAGAGAAATAACAATTGATACTGGAAAAATGATACCTGCCGCTATCAATGATATCATTGTTTCTAGTCAATTTCTCGAACAAGGATTGCAAACAGTTTATTCTACTGCACTAGAACCACCTAAGGATAAAAAAATTGTACCTCAGGTTGATCAAGGCACTAAAAAACTTCTTAAGTGGTATAATTGTAGTTCACAAATATCTAACGCTAGATGGAATGGGGCAATCAGTGACTGGGTGTATGACATTGATTATATTATTCAAACGTATGAAACTCCAGTAATTGATAGTGCGTACAAGAACGTTACCACTGCATATTATGGACCTCATAAAAGATATGATTACTGGTATACTGGTAAAAATTCTGAAATATTATCTTACGTTCAAGAATTAAACAACACTTACTTTACTGTTGCAATTAGTCCTCCCAATGAACAAGGTGACGTAACAGTTCTTGACAGTGCAGCTAAAGAAAATGCTGATGCCTCAACGGCAACAACTGACAGCGGGGCCCCAGCGGTAAAAACAGGCGGTAATCAGACTCAGGGTACTACCGAAAATACACTTGGTGCAGGCAAAGAAGCACAAAACAGTTACATAACTTCACTACATGATCCGTCTTCACAGGCCTATGCTAAGTTGACTATTTTAGGTGACCCGGATTTCATTATGTATGACTCAAGTGTGGTTGTAACTGGGGGGAAAACACAATCAGTTAACGAATCACAAATATATAATAAATTCTACGGTTCTGATGGATACACCGTAAATCCAAATGGTGGACAAGTCTTTATCGAAGTTGATTTCAAAGAAGCAGTTGACTATTCAGATGAAGGTGTTAACAACGGTCCTATAACAGGCCAACCCGGAACACTTTCTATTAACGAGAGCATTTTGTTTTGGGAATATCCAGAAGATATCGCAAAATTGGTCAAGGGCGTTAGTTATATGATTGTTGCTGTAACCAGCACATTTTCTGGCGGCTCATTTAAACAAACACTGGAGTGTGCGATCAACACGTTTAATAAAAAGCCTAAAACTGACAGCGCCGGCGGCAGAGAACCAAACAGTAGTCAGACCGGACAAGCTGCTGGAACAAATCCTGCATCTGGTACAAATGTGGCGTCGGGATCACCAGCCGGCGGTCCTAACACAACAGTGGCCGACTCAGGTTTAAAACCGGACAGTCCTGCTAAATTACCAGTGATGACAGTTACCGATCCCGGACCACTAGTAGTTTCGGCCAACTCCGATGCATTGATAGCAGAAATACTTGCTAGTACGCCGTCTGGGTTAGTAGTAGATGATGACGCTAGTAGCACTGCCAGCGCCGCACCGGTAAGTAGACAAGCTGATATTAACGCTGCACAACAAAGAGAGCTAGCACCTGCGTTTTCATTGAATAATACGCAGCTTGGTCAGCCAGGACGATTTAATTCAGGGTTTGGTCCGCCACCGTTTGACCCATTCCCAACTGATTTCCCATTAACGTAAGAGAGATAATATGCCAACTGAGGTAATTAAAACAACAGGTAGTACTAAAGAAAGTAAACCAGGCGCCAATGGCGGTAATAACAAAACTGTTCCATTAATTGGGATAGTTAAAGATAATATTGACCCTACTCGCTCTGGAAGAATCAAAGTATTACTCGCAGATAAAGGTATTCCTACAGATAGTGATAGTTCAGGAAATTGGGTGTCTGTTAGCTATCTCAGTAACTTTTTTGGTATGGTTAAACCCACAGCGGGACAAACTGGCTTAGGTGACTATGTTGCAAACCCAAGCAGTTACGGTGAATGGCATGCTCCTCCCGATATCGGTACAAAGGTAATTTGTATATTTGTCAACGGCGACCCCAACTATGGTTTCTACATTGGTTGTATTCCAGAAGCAGATGCCCTACAGATGGTGCCAGCAATTGGTTCAAGTGACAATATTGTTACTAATGCAGGTGAAGCAAATAGTTACGGCGGTGCAACTAGATTGCCTGTCACGAATATCAATACCAATGATAAAAGTGTATCGGACAGCAACAAATATCTAGACACTGCAAGACCAGTTCATAGCTACACAGCAAGTATCATGAGCCAACAAGGAATCATTCGTGACCCTATTCGCGGCCCTATTAGTTCAAGTGCAAGTCGTGAAACAGCTAGCCGAGTGGGCTGGGGTGTATCTACTCCCGGTAGACCTATCTACGAGGGCGGCTTTGATGATTCTTCTCTTGCGTCAAATTTGGAGCCTGCGGGCGGGCTTGAAACTGCAACAAGGCTAAAAGTTATTGCTCGTAGAGGCGGACACAGCTTCGTTATGGATGACGGTGACGTTATCGGGCGTGACCAGTTAATTCGTATTCGTACAGCATTAGGTCATCAAATCTTAATGAGCGATGATGGTCAAACGTTAATGATTCTTCACTCAAACGGACAATCATATATTGAGTTGGGTAAGGAGGGTACGATTGATATGTACTCTACCAACTCAGTAAACATTAGAACACAGGGAGATTTAAATCTTCACGCTGACCAAAATGTTAACATTCATGCTATGGAGAATCTAAATCTTCAGGGTAAAAACATCCAAACTAACTCAGAAGAAGATACTAAGATTCGATCCGGTAAAGATATTCAGGCATTTTCTATTGGTAATTATTTAGGAAAAGCGGGCGGCGCCGTTGCATTTCAAGCGGGCGGCGAAGCTTCGTTAGTTGCTGGTGGTATTGCATATGTTAATGGTAGCAAAGTAAATCTTAACTCAGGTGGCCCAGGTACTAGTCCACAAGATGTTGCTGTCATTCCAATCATCGCACAGACTGATACATTGTTTGATGAAGAAAAAGGATTTATCGCAGCGCCAGCAAAACTATTAACTATTGCGTCTCGTGCTCCGGCACACGCACCATGGTCAAACGCAGGTCAAGGGGTTGATGTCAAGACTACTCTTAACGCAAGTGATTCACTTCCGGCAGCACCTTCTGCGGCTGTAGAACAGACAACTACGGCAGCAGCAACTAACGCTACTCCCCCTGCTATTGCGACAGCAGCGTCAGTGCCAGCTACTACTCCATCAGTTTCGAAAGCAATGGGTCCTGGACCAACTAATGCAGCGATTGCAGGTGTTGCCACTACGGCTGCGCAAGGCGCTGCTGCGGCAGCAACTACTCAAGGTGCTGCGGTTGTTTCGGCATCCGGCGTAACTACGTCAGTAACCTCTTCTTCATCAACTACTACTACCACAGCTAACGGAGTAACGACAACAACTAAAACATCGTCTTCCGAATCTGCAACGGTAGCAGTAGGTTCATTTGCGATGACACCAAAACAGATGGAACAAGCCGGAGTACTCAAGCCCGGTGCATCTACGTTGATTAATGGTATCGCTACACAAGCAAACGATATCATTAAGGTGACTGCAACCGGCCTAAATGCTGCTACATCTATCATTGATAAAGCATTGCCTTCAACATTGTTCACTGCTATACCGGGCGCCGAAAATCTTACATCATTCGTAAAAAATACTTCTGCACAAGCGCAAGGAATGGCGACTACAATGCAGAAAGCACAAACAGCTCTCACGAACAGCGGAGTACTGACCGGAAATGAATCTGCGGGCACAACTGCTGGTTTAGTCACAGCCGCTGCTACAGTAGGACCAAAAGAAACTATTGCTGCAATCTCTCAGGTTGCCGGAAAAGCAAGTAGCACATTGAGCAGCGTATCAGGCGCAGTCAGTGGACTAGTGGGTTCAGCCGCAGGTCAAGCATTGAATCAAGTATCAGGTGCATTGAATCAAGTGTCTGGAGCTATCAATACTGCTAACAAAATAGCTGGTGCTGTAGGCGGCGCAACAAATGCACTTAAAGCAATTGGCGCTGGAACAGCAGCAGCAGGACTCGCTGATAAGTTAGGTGGTTTGGGAGGACTCTCAAGTGCGTTGAACGCCATGAAGAATGCAGGCGGACCTGCTGGTCTAACTGGAATTCAAGACGCAGCAAAGGGCATTGCTACTAATGCGTTCAACTCAATTAAGGATTCATTCAAGGCATTCAAGCCCGGCGTACCGCAGAATCTTACTGCGATTGCCAAAGAAGCAGCAGCCAAAGCACAGGCAGAAGCTGGTCAACTTTCACAACTTAGTGCAACATTGACTACAGCTTCTAAGGGACTTACTGAGGGGCTATCAAACGTTGGTAAAGCGGCTGGGCAGCTAACCAACGCTATTGGCGGGGTGACCGGCGCACTTAGTGGTGCTTCAGCCGCATTGAAAAATGTCGGTGGCTCGTTAAGTACTCTAGCTGATAATGCGAAAAGTATATCCAACACTGTAAACACTGCGACCGCATCCGTATCCGGTGCCTTAGGTGCAGTATCGTCATTAACCGGTTCAATCAAGTCAACTACATCTTCGTTAAGTTCGATTACAAGTTCAATGCAAAATACTGTTGCTGGCGTCAGTGGAGCCGTCTCAGCAGTTAACGGTTCACTCGGACAATTAACTAATAAAATTAGTGGCTCGGTTGGTTCATTTGCTAACACTCTAAACTCCGTATCTACTGCTGCAACATCTATTACTAGCACCGCTAATAAGATTACTGGGGCAATTGATAATGTAAGTAGTCTTGCTGGCGCTGGTCCAGCTCTAAGAGCAGGCGGCACGGCTGCATTATCTACTGCCGCATCAACTGTTGCTAAAGGCGCGTCTGCCGCAGTGTCATCTCAAGTAGCATCTGGTATTAGTAATTTAGCAGGTGGTATTAAGTCAGTAACCTCAGTGCTTGATAAGGCGAACGGAGCAGTGAACAGCATTCCGGGTGCAGGCAGTCTTACTGGACTTATTAAGGATGCACAGACATCAGTAATGAGTGGTCTGCAAAGTGCAGAAAAACTTGCAAACGATATCGGTGGACAATTAGATAATCTAACTGCACTTGTTTCTAAAGGCTTGCCAGCAGGCGCGGCCGCAGAACTAGCATCATCGGTGTCAGCACTTAGTGCCGGCGGCGCTGCTGCAATCAAGCTTCCGGCGGTAGGATTTAATACCACTGATAGAGGTTCTATTACCTCACAGATTAAAAATGTTCTTGGCAATCCTAAAATTCCGGTACCAAATCTACTAGGTGAAATTACTCAGGATGTTAAGGATCAAGCACAGAAACTACTTGATGTTGGTAAAAAATATCAGCAGCTTCAAGATAAACTTGCTGAATTTGATAAAAAGATTTTTGAAAAATCAAAAGCATATAATGAAGCAGAACTAAATCTCTT